TATTTTAACAGCAGCAAGTCTTGCTCTTGCTCTAGTATCTACTTTATCCGTAGATGATGTAACTGTAAATGGCCCAAGTGGTGAGCCTACCTGTATGTTTGCAGGATAATCTCTTAACTCTAATGTAATTTTTGCATTACCATTTATATATTTAAAATCAGGTATAAATCGTCTTACTTTAATAAAATATTCTCCATCTCCCTGAGCATCTAAATCAAAGTCTCCCGACTTAATGTATGCAGGAATAGCATTAATTGTACCATCAGCCAATACTTCATTAGTACCTATTTCATGATTGAATACCCTTGATGATCCGTTGGATACCCCTTGAATAGTTGGTGTTGTTGGTGCAACATTATTAGAAAATTCAGTTGCTATTGGATCAGGAAATACATGCGAATCTTCGTAAGTAGTTCTAGCCAAAGTGCTAGTTGTCCAATTATTTTCAAAATAATTATAAGTTACTAATCTGTTTACTTTACTAGAATTTGCTGTTGCATAAAACCAATATATTTCAGAATATAAACTATTATGGGATCCATAAGTTAATTCTGAACCTGTTGTAAAATTAAAACCTGGTGCACCATCATTTGTTTGAAATACAAAATCTTCTACAAGAGAACCTAACGATTTAACAGTACCATCAAATACAAAGAAACCTCCTGAATCTGAAATCCAGTAAACAGCTCCATTAGCATATACTATTGAATGTTGACCGATACATCCACAATTTGAACCTACTTGTCGTATACTAAATGTAAATGGTGGACCTACAAACTGCATCAAATAAGCAGATGTATCAGTAAGTATTAATATATAGTCTTTTGCTTTTGCAGCACCTACAATTTTAGTACCACTATCAATTCTAAAAGATCCTGCAGTGTTTGTTGATGTTGCTGTGTAATCAGTTAAAGATTCTTGATCCGAGAACCTTATAAACATTTTATCTTGTGTATTTGGTGATCCAATAGTTGTTTCTGTTCCCAATACAATTAAGTGTCTATCTCTATCAGAGACCATTGTCATAACTGATTTAGTTGGAGCATTACTTAAAATACTAGCTCTTGTTGTAATTCCACTTCCTGATTGTGGATCCCAAGAAAAAGTTTGATTATTTTTAATCGTTGCAATTAACAATTCACCATAATTATCTAATGACCATGATCCAGGATCTAAAACTGCGTTTGAAGAAGTTCTTGCAGTTCCCCACGTGGACGCTGACCAAGAACCTGTTCCCCATCCATAACCAAATGCTTGAAACAAAGGACCTACTTTGTAGTATGGTAATGTATCTAAAGTTCCATCGTTGGTAGCTCCTGTTCCAGTTTCAGGTGAGACCATTTTAATAGTAAATGTAGTTGTGCTTGCTACTCCTTGAACTTCAAATAAAACATCATCAAAGTCGACAGCTGTATAGCTTGTTTGTCCTCCAGTGAATGATCCAGCATTTTCAAAAGTAAGTATATCACCCACTTCTAAGTTATGTGCTCCAGGAGATGTAATAGTAACAATATCAGATCCATTTGTTGTTGTTATATCGCACCCTGTCTCTGACAAGCTAGTATTAATAGGCGTGATATCATAATAATCATCACCGTTATAAATATATAAAATTTTGTTTGTTCCAAACGCAATATATTTTCTTCCGTCTAGATCAGCCCAACTATGTGAATTTCTTACAGCCCCAACAAGTTTTCTATTCATTATCTCTTGCCAACCGCCTATTTTTTCTGGCATACCATATCTAAATCTAACAAAATCTCCATCAACCCATTGGTTTTCTGCTCCAGAGTTAGAAGCTTGTTTATTAAAACCAGGTTGAAAGTTTACTTTTTGTAATGGCATGGCTGTATTATACACTAATACAGTATATCTATAAAGATAACCCTATTTGGATAGCAATTTCTTTAAATATGTCCAAGTGTGTTGATCTCTTACAAGCTATAATTTATATTCATGAAAGTTTAGCAAACGAATCGTCTTGACCCAAATCTCCTATAGGTATTAAGTTAAAAGCTATACAGTATCTTACTACGTCTAAATTATGATTTAACAATACTTTATGGTGTAGTTCACTAGGAAAAAATATCACCGTGTTTATTTGTGGATTAATAGTAATTTCATTCATATTGTATTCATTGTCACTTTCTACTCTTAAAACAAATCTTTTATCTGAAAAGTCTTCAAAAGAAATACCACCACAATTCTTATCAATTTTAGAATAGTATACTCCACTATACATACAGTTGTGATGATTATGAAAATGTGAAGACTGTCCTTTTACACTTTTAGATAACCAAGAAGTAGTTATTTTAAAATCGTTATAAGTGTATTTTAAAACTTCATTTTTAAAATAGTTAAACTCTTTCATAATTAAATTAGTTAGGTGTGGAAAATTTTTTAATATTTGTTTATCTACAGAGGTAGTGTTCATTTTATCTTGATCGTCTTTGTGTTTTTCCGTGTAATATTGTGATGAAGGTAAAGTTCTTTGTAAATCTAGTATACGATTAATACTAAAGACAGACTCCTCTTCTATTGTATTTATATATATTGTCTTTGGAAATAATTTTATTATTTTCACTTTGTATATAAATCTACAGTTTTTACTTTTTTCCCATCTTGATATTTATATAATCTTTTTTTACAAAAATTATCTGGTAAACCTAAATGTGGTCTAGCATCATATTTATTATCATTTTCATTTGCGTGTTCTACAGTATTATAATGAAAAAACACTTGTCCACATATCTCTCCTTCAAAAGGTTCTCTCCAGTGTTCTAAGTCAGTTCCTACATAAGCAACCATATCTCCAGGCTCTAAGTCTATTTGCATGCCTTTAGTAAACTCTGATTTATAACCACTTGGATCTTTTATGCCTTTTGTTGGATCGGGCTCAATAAAGATAGGCCAAGAATCGCCACCTAAATTTAATGTTGTAGATATCTGGCATGAGTATCTATCTTTATGTCTTTTTAATTCATCACCTTTTTTATATAATCTTGCAAAACTGTATTGTTCAATTAATTTTAATCCTGTTTTTTCCATAACTAAAGGTTTTAATTCTTCTAATAAAGTATCAAAAGCTACGTCCCCGTAAGTTATATATGTGTTTTTAATTTGAGGACATCTCCAAGTCCCCCATTCAGTTGCATACGGAGATAACCATTTTTCACTAAACATTGTTTTTGCAACTTCTCTTTTTAATTTAAAATACCTAAATAAAAAATCAGCCTTTTCTTTAGATATTGCATTTTTAATAACTATATAATTTTTTTCTTTAAACATATTTTCTCCTACTTAAATGGTTTACCTAAATTCCACATTACTAAAGAATACCTAACTCCTTTTGTAACAGGTCGTACCCTATGATGTATGTGAGATGGAAAAACAATCACAGTCCCTTTTTCAAAAGATTTTTCAGATATAAATGTTTCTAAAGGAGATTTATCAGATAGTCTAGGCTGAAATTCTAATTCTCCTCCTTCGTAATCTTCTCCGTCAGATAGTTGCACTGTTACTGAAAGTTTTCTTATCTTACCGTGACTATTTGGTTCATTAGGTTTGTTGTATGGCCTATCAAAAGAATCCATATGCCAATCATAAAATTGACCCTCTTTATATTTTGTAAATTGTATTTCTTCAGACCAATCCCAGTCAAAATTCCAACCTGCTTCAACGTTTGCTATATGAACATGGGGTTGAATATGTCTATAGATCCAATTTTCATTTAACCAAACTACGTCTGAGTTTCTTAAAACTTTTAAATCTTTAATGTCTTTTTGAGTAAGATCTTCTATTTTTTTTTCATCTGTAAAACCTGTTCTAGCCATGGTCTCCTGTTTATTTTGTGAAAACTTTATAATTTCATCACAAATATGATGAGGAACTCCATTAGGATAACAAAAATAAAAATGTCTTAAATTCATTTGGTTATTAGTTTATTTACCTCTGGAAAGTAAATATGGTTTAAATTGCTTTTTACAAAAAATTCTTTCATATCTTCTATCGTCTCTACTAAAACTTCTCCAGGTAAATTTAAACTAGTGTTTAATAAAACTGGAATCTCTGTTAGTTTTTCAAACGATTTAAGTAAATTAAAATAATGCATATTATCTTTTTTTGCAACTGTCTGTATTCTAGACTTACCGTCTATTGCCAATCCAGCTTTTAAGATACCTTCTTTTTGTTTTTTTAAATCAAAAACGTACATCATATGTGGAGATTTTTTTATGGTCATATCAAACCATTCCTCTGCTTTTTCCTCTAATATAGAGCAGGCAAATGGTCTAAACCATTCTCTCTTTTTTATATCGTTTAATTTATCGTGAGCTTGTTTATGTAAAGGACTCATAAGCAAAGATCTATTACCTAAGCCTCGTTGCCCTTGTTCACTTCTAGATTGAAATATTGCTACGGGTTCTTTTAATAAAATTTTTGATACTTCGTCTGGACCTGCATCTATAGTTTTGTATTTTAAAAAAGGACCCACATCTATTTCTTGTGGTATTCCTAAATATATTTCTTTGTTTATTATTTTGTTATTTAAAAAATAATTAGCTGCACCTAGACTTAAACCAAAGTCCCCATTAAACGGATCACAAAAAACAGTATTAAATTGTGGTATTAATTTTGAATTATACAAAACATTTTGAGCACATCCTCCTGTAAATAAAACTGACTCTGTTATATTCCATTTTTTAATTAACAAATTCATATCGTGTTCAAATTTAAATTGTATTATTTTTGGTCTGTTATCATGTAAACTCCAAGCCATAGTTTTTCCACACTCTAAAGGATGTTCAAAAAATTCTCCTGTAAAATGTTCATAGGCAAGTCCTATTTTATTTGATTCTGTTTTTACTCTTTCACCAAAATTAAATAAACTTTCTCTCTCTATTATCTCTTTATATTTAGATCCTGTCCCATCACACACTAAAATATTTTTTATATTTTGATTCCATGTTAAGGCACAGTAAGCATGAAATAAATGATGGTGTTCCTCTCCGTAATAATGAACGTCTATACTTCTTAATTTTCTACTATTCATAAGTATATCGTCCCACATTCCCATCGCATGAAAATTAGAGTGAGATATAATTATTTTATCTATTTTTAATTTTTCTAGTTCTTCAATTAATTTTTTAACTGGAAAAGAATAATGTTTAAAACGATTGTATCTATCTATTTGTGTGTGAAATACAATTTCATTATTTTTTACATATGTAACACATCCATCGTGTGAAGCATATATTGATAAAATATTCATTAAACTAAATTAAAAGAGAAAGATATTCTTTTATTTTTATTTAAATTAGGACCTACCTCATGTTTTAAAAAAGAAGGAAAGATAACCACCATTTTATTTTCTGGCTCTACTCTGTGTTTACCACAATTAAAATCATTAAACTCTATTAAATCTTCATCTTTAAAAAAATGTTGAGTTTCAGAAGGGTTTGAAAAAATTAAATCTCCACAATTTTCAGGAGCATTTGTGTAGAATACACCAGATAGTTTACATTGTGAATGATCGTGTAAAACATTACTATCTTTTGTGCTATTTACATTCAACCATAAATTAGTCATTTTAAGTTTATTTTTAAATTGAAAATATCCAGTGTAAGATCTTATGGCTTTTTGTAATCTCTCTGATAATTCTTGTATTTGAGGTATACTTAATAAATCAGGACTTTGATATCCTCCAGAGTTACTTCTAATAACAGAAGGATTTTTTTCAAATATATCTTTTGCAAACCTGTTAAATTTATCACAATCAACATCTTCTAAACTAGTTACTCCAATTAAATATTGGAAAGGTTGTAATAGTCTCATTTATAATTAATGTTTATATTTATTCTTACTTTTTTATCTGTCTGTAACACAGCAGCATGTTTTAATTTACCATCAAATATTAATGCTGTATTTTTTATAGAAAAAACTTTATCACCGTTTTCAAATAAAGTAAATCCGTTGTTTGTATTAACATAATATAATAAAACTTTATGTTCTTGTTCCATATCAGTATGAAACCCTTTCTCAATACTTTTATTTTGTTTAGGAAACAAGTTACATTTAACTCTAAATATTTTATTAGACTGTAGTTTGTCTAATATTGGAAAAGCTATACTATCGTAAAATTTTGAATTTATTTCACCCTCATGAATTATAGAATGAGAGAAAAAAAATTTATTGTTGTCTTCTGAAGTGTTTATTGCATCAGAATAATACCAAGGAAAGGTATTACAAAGCATTTCTTTTTCTATAAAATCAGCTGTATCCTGAGGTAAGAAATTTTCAATAACTTGAAAGAGCACAAAATATTAGCTAGTTGGCCAATTTCCTGCTTTTTGAGCTTGATACTGTTCAGTTAATTGCCAAACACCAGAAGCGTTTTTAACATTAACATCATTTTCTAGTATAGCAATATATCCAGATCCACCGTTTCCGCCAGGGCCATAGTTAAGGCCTCCGCCTCCGCCGCCAGATCCAGTATTTGACGATGCCGAAGTTCCTCCTCCGCCAAGTGTACCTGTTCCATTTCCGCCGCCATCTCGACCCGGTCCGCCAGGTTGGCCTGGATAAGCTCCCCCGCCTCCGCCGCCAGCTCGGTAAGTTGCTCCGTCAACTGGTGAAGATAGTTTTCCTTGTCCGCCTCTTCCTACTGGTGAATGGGTAGCATCTGCGCCTGCTCCTCCTCCGCCAGAAATCGTAAAAGGTGGGGATGGTGCACTTGGTCCAATACCGCCATAAGTTCCTGTACCGTCACCTTGATAAGGTGGGAAAGTTCCAGTTGGCGCTGCAACTGGTGATGAAAATCCTGCTGTGCTTGCTGCTCCGTTATCAGCTGCTGGGTCTCCTGGTCCAGGAGCTCCTTGTCCTCCTCCACCAATAGTCATTGGTGCAGGTGATCCCGGAATTGATGCTGCCGGAGAAAATTGATAATAGCCGCCTCCTCCGCCGCCCCCTTGCGTTCCTCCACCACGGCCACCTGCAATAACTAAAACATCTGCTGTTCTAAAATCATTTGCGTCAGCTGGAGCTGAGAAAGGGTTAAAAGTTCCGCCAGCAGTAAATGTTACAGCACTACCCGGAGCAGATACTGTTAGATTTACTGGATCGTTAGCTGGTCCTATAATTCCACCGTTTGCCATAATTAAAAGTCCTCCCATTGTTGATCGGTTTCATTCCATTTAACAGGTCTATCTGTTGGCATAGCAACTGGTGCCTGCCAATCTTTAGTTTCACTGTTCCATGTCCAAGAATCATAAGGTTTCAGATTATAAAAATAATCACCATCAACATCATAGACTGAATGTCTACCTGCATAATTATGTCTTTTAGCTTTTGTTTGATCTGATGATGGACTTCCATCTTCTTGATAATGAACACCGCCTCTAGTATTGTAAGAAGTCTGTTTCCAATATGTTTCTGGATAAGGATCTAATCCTAATGTTTCATCATTTGAAATATTATTAGCAGCCCAAGTTTCAGATTCAGAACTATATTCACCGCCATTATTAGCAACGTCTTCATTACTAACAACTACAACTCTTAATACCCTGTTGTCATCTGATCTTATTTCTGCAAAGTGAGCCATTTATTAATACCTCCCATTAATATTAAGATATTATTTCGTAAGAAATAGTTATAACTAAATCACTATCTGCGCTAGCGCCTGCTTCAATATTATCCCCTTCTTCTAAATAGAAAGAAGTGTTTTTATCTATAACTGTAAGTGTAGAATCAGCTGGAACACTAATAGTACTTGCTATTGCAATAGGTGAGCCACCTGATTTTGTAATAAATACAGATGCATCTGCTGCGTTTGTTCCATCTATGTTAGCTACTAATATAGAATTTATTTTATATACTTCTCCTGAAGAACCTGCATTCGCTAGAATTTCAGTTGTTAAACTTGTTGTTAATGCAGCTTGAAGCGATTTACCAAGAATCGAAGTTACATTTACTATATTTGGGTTTGCCATAATTTTTTTCTCCTGTTTTTATTTTATCCGAAAACTATTGCCATTGCAATAGACTTCCCTGTTGTAAATGGGTCTGTGAAACTTAGTGTCCCTGAACCATCTGTTTGCATCAATTGTCCACTAGTACCGTCTGCCGAAGGTACAGTAAATTGGTTTATTGTTGTAAATGCTGCATTAACATCTACTAAATTTGTACCATCAGCATAAGCTAATCTCGTTCCTTTGTCTGCTGCAGCAAAGGTAAAACCTGTTCCTGAAGCTGTTTTTACTTGAACTGTAAATGCACCTGTAGTTCCGTTTACAAAAGTATAAGTTTTTTCTATTCCATCTGGAACAGTAACAATTTGATTTCCTGTGATAGTACCTGTAAATTTAATAACCGCATTTCTTGCATTAGATAATGCTGCGTCTGACATATCTAAAGGAGTAGTTTGAGCTCCACCTGCAATAGAAACAGCTTCATAACCTGCAATTGCTTGTTGAACTAAATTTAAGTTTGTATTTGTTTTATTACCCCAAGTACCAGAATTCTCACCGGTTACCATAAGTTCTAGTTTTAAGTCTGTAGAATAACTTGATGCCATAATTTTAATCCTTTTTTAAATAATATAATTTTATTTGCATTAAGCTGCCTTGTCAACAACTGTCCAAGTTGGAGCTGTTCCAGGGTCAACTAATTCCCATGCGTTTAAACCTATTATACCTGTAGAAATGGTCGTTGTCACTCCCGTTAGTAAAACCTCTGCGGAAGCACCAGCTACAACACCTTGTAGAACAAAGGAAATTTCAATCCCTGTAGGAGAAGCTATTGTATTTGGTACTGCATCCTCATCTCCTAATAATGAAGTTAATTGTGATCCAGTAGGTGATATATTAGCTGTTCCTGTAATTGTTACACTATCTCTTGGATCTACTTCTGTAGAAATAGTTAAATTAGTGTTGTTAACAGGTACTTCAACACTAGGTACGGCTACTTCTTCACCACCAATATCAATATCAGTTCCAACCCCTTGTCCCCATTGACCTGAACCAAATTCACCATAACCATATGGTGCAGCTGAAGCTGTTGTTACTTCAACCTCTACTAATTCTCCACCAAACGCATTGCCTTGTGCAGATTGTAATTCAAAACCATTTTCAATTACAATAGGTATTACAGTTTCACCTACTGCTTGGAAAGCTATTTGTTCTCCAGACACTTCAACATTAGCATCTCCTGTTACAGTTTCTTGTCCTAGAGCTATAGTAACTCCATCACCGACGCCCCATTGACCTGCGCCCCAATACTCAGTACCCCATTCATCATTCGCTGGAGAAGTTACTGGAACTTCTATATTAGGCCCTGCAAATTCATTACCTGTAAATGTTTGTATTTCATTTAGAGCTGTTAAAGGTACTTCAGCGCTAGCTCCAGCTATTGCTGTAGCTGTTGTTGTATTTAATTCTTCTCCTGTAATAGATGCATCTACACTTACAGTTAAATCTGCAGTGCCAAGGTCAGTATCCATTCCTGTGATTTGACCCCATTCAGCATCTCCCCAAACATCAGAACCCCATTCGGTTCCTTTACCTGGTGTTGTAACCTGAACTGTTTGATTTTCAAAATCTCGGTTCCATGTTAAAGAACCCCAAGTAAG